GCGATGTACTTGAATCCCAGCCGCTCGTGTAGTCGGATGATGTCGCCCGGAAAATCTGTCAGGTGATTCCCAGCGTTGACTGAGCTTGGAATGTCCATGCAATGAACCGCCGTAATGCGTCCCGGCTTTGTCAGGCGTGCAATCTGACTGACGACGAATTCATAGTGCTTGAAAAACTCTTCGTAGCTTCCGCAGTTCGACAAATCCCGCTCGTCGCTGCTGTAGTTGTAAAGGCCGCAAAACGGCGGGCTGTAAATCGACAGGTCAACGCATTGATCCGGGAGGGTTGGCATGACTTGGCAACAGTCCCCGTTATATAGGGCGTACTTGTCCGTAATGACTTGGCTGGTTAAATCCATGATGGCAATTCGGTTTGTGGTGTTTGTGCTTTGTGTTTCCTGACTTCCAATTCCTGACCCATGAGAGAGACAAGGCTTGAAAACATTTTCTCGGCGGCGTCCGCCTTGCGCTGAAGGTTCAGCATAACGTCCCGCTCGCCCTCGCTGGTGATGATGTCAACGGTGACTGGTCGGGTTTGACCGAATCTCCATGATCGGCGGATTGCCTGATACCATTGCTCGAAGGAGTGCGACGGAAAAAAGGTCTGGTGATTGCAATGCTGCCAGTTCAGCCCAAACCCGGCAATCGTCGGTTTCGTGACCAGCACCTGAATCTGACCAGACTCAAACGCGGCGAATTTCTCTTCCTTCTCCTCGTCCGTGTCGCTGCCTGACACCTCAACCGCACCGGGTGTCATTTTGGCGAGCATTGCGGACTCGCTGTTGAGATAGCACCACTGCACCGATGACTTGCCCTCATGCGCTGCCACGCATTCAGCCGCTTTCTCGCATCGCTCTTTGATGGTGCGGCTGCGCTCCTTTCGTTGTTCCTGCAATCCGGCGGCGGGGAGTGAAAACAGAAACCCATCAGCGGGCGAGTTCGCCGCAACAACGTGCTGTTTCGTGATGAGTTCCGGGAGTGTCAGGTGGTTGTCGTCAAACCCGATGTCAGACGGACGGCGGATTGCTCGGGACCACGAGCAAACCCAGCGCCAGAAATCCCGCTCGGCGTGTCCGCGGAATCGGTAAATGCCGGACCTGTTTTCATCCTTGCGGCTGATCGTCGCCTCCGACTTCTTGAAGAATTTCCCCAGCATGTCCATATACCCCATGTAGCCTAGCGCCTCGGCGGACGTGCCTAGTTCAATGAAGTCATTAGGCGCGGCCGTTGCGGTGCATAGGAGCCGGTATGGGTGTTTGCGCATGAAGTCCGTCACGTTTTTTTTCGTGACGCCATCGAAGTTTTTGAGGATGCTGGACTCATCGCAGACGGTGCCCGCAAAATCGGACGGGTTGAACAAATGAATCCGCTCATAGTTCGCCACCACAACGCGAGCGCCGGAGTGTTTGCCGTCCATCGACCGCACGGCATCAATCCCGAATTTCTCGGCTTCTTTGACCGTCTGGTGACCCACGGAAAGCGGCGTCAGGACAAGGACTGGTTTGTTTGTTTTCTGGATGACGTTTTGAGCAAACGACAATTCCATTAAGGTCTTTCCTAGTCCACAATCGGCAAAAATGGATGCGCGTCCTTTTTTTGTTCCCCAACCTATCAAGTGTTGCTGGAAGTCAAACGCCGCATCCGGCATGAAAACCGGATCAAACCCGTGATCGCCTCCGGTGTGGCTTTTCTGCGTGATGAATTCGTCGTATGTCATTTGTGTTTCGGTTGTGCCTTGCGGCGGGTGGTTGTGGTGCTATTTCGGGGGCGTGTCAAGGGTTTTTTCTTTCAAGCTCAAATACTCCGCAATCTCCCCCACGGCTCCGATGAGCAGGAAAAGCGCGTACTCAATGCGGGTCGTTGATTCGGGCGGGTCTGCCGCGCCGTCGATTACCTCCTTGCCCATCTTGCACGCCGTCTGCGCTCGCCACAGGCACCACTCCTCCTTTGTTTTGGGTGGGGTGTTCATTTCGCATCTTGGAGTTGAGTGTCGTATGCCACCAGCACCGCATCAACAATGCCATCATGCAGCGCCTTTCCTGTCGGGGCTTTCGTGGGGAACGGATAGTCAGGCCACAGCTTCCGCACAAGCGCCGCCGCTGCTTTCTTGTTCCCGCCCTTCGTCTGCCTGCCCAGCAACCGGCGCTGCCAGCCATCCAGCCGGTTCCCGCACGGCACCTCCACCACGCGCAGCCCTGACAGTTTCGCGGCGTTGTAGAGGATGCCGTAGTTCATCGCAAAACTCCGCATCGTGTGCGCGGAGTCCATGTGGTCTGGGAGAAGTTCAAGGGCGACGATGGTATTTGACGGGTAAGAACAAAGCATGGTGTAAATCGCGTGGCCATGAACGCGCTTCCCGCATGATTCCAGGGGCATTTCCCATGCGTCAATGATCCCGTTTTCGTCCAGCGTGGCGATGCCGCCGCTCAGTCCGTTGTCGATCCCGATGTAGATGCGTCCTTTCACTTGATCCCTCCTAACTCATGCTCGTCCTTGAGCGCCTGATACGCCAGCCGGTCAACGTAGCTGTCCACATGGTCGGGAACGGTTTCAAGCCGTGCGGTCTTGAGTGCGATGAGGAATTGATAGCCCTCGCCAATCGTCATCTGGCGTCCGGTCGTCTCACCGAAAATCTCACAGATGCGCGGCATGGATCGTTCCTGTGATTTGCCAGCGGTGTCGTATTCGGTGCCGCGTTGCTCGATGATGTCGGCTGCGCGGCGGAGTAGTTCTGGAGCGGTCATAGTGGGAGTTCTGGTGTTTGTTCTTCTTTCTCGCGGCGTTGCTGGTCGCGAATCCATGCAACGGCGGAGCGGAGGTCTTCGATGAGGGTATCAGCAGCGCGGAGTGACATCGCTGTGCGGGCACTGACGAAAACGGTTGCGTCGCCGTCCGTGACCTCCGCCAACACGTCTCCCCAATTGCGGCGTTTCATGGCAGCACCTCCAGCCATTCGGTGACTTTCATTCCCTGCTGTTTCCATCTCGTTGCAACCGACTCATCAAAGGTGACGCCGGACACACCGATGCCGCACGGCGAAAGCCAGCACCGCCGCAGCTCTGGCTTCACGCGCCAGCGGGAAGGGTCGCTCTGCATACTCGGTCCATTGCAATCCACGCAATCCTTCCACCCGTCGCTGTATTCAACCTGCAACGTCTTCCCGTTCGCCTTCGCCGTGTAAAACGCCGCGATTTCCGCGGACTTGGCTTTGATTTCGTCTTGGTTCATGGTGTTGTTTGGGTTGATAGCATTGATGAGAATTCTGCGTGCATTTTGATTTCTGCCTTATTTCTGGCGGCGGCTGCTTCTTCGAGTGTATCAAACAATCCTAGGTGATGAAGTTTTTTCTTAAACCCAATGTAGGCTTGCCACTTGTTGAGCTTTTTGTTCCAGCAGACCCCGCGTCTTTCGCTTGTGTTGGTGCGGTATTTTTTGGCGTTTTGGGTATTCTGCGACCTAGTTGCAAGTCTCAGGTTTGACGGGTGGTTGTTGAGTGGGTTTCTGTCAATGTGGTCTACGTCGTAACTCAACGGATCTTGCCCGTAATGGAGCAAATACACGACCCTGTGAGAGATTAGGCTTTTTCTCCTAATTTGAACATGGTAAAACTGATATGGTTTTTTGATGTTGGTTTTTTTGCATCCAGCAGGCAGGCCCCTAAATCTTGGCAGAACATGCTGACTGTGAGAATAGCGAAGACCGGATGGACATGATGGATCAATGACAAATCTTTCCTTGATTTCGTCAAGCGGAAGTGGTTGGTGGGTATGCATGGTTAATAAATAGCATTAACCGGAAATCAAGTCAAGGTCTAAAATGGAATGAAATCATCATCTTCCATTTCCGCAGTCGTCGGGAGTTTTTCGTAATTGGCTGGCGAAGCGGGCCGTGGTGCGTTTCGCCGCTCAATGATCCGGGCGTTGCCGATGATCTCCGGTTTTTCGTCCCTGCGGTCCTTGCCGAGGTCTTGCTTCACAATGGCGTCGTCTCCGTACTGGTTCCGGCCCTCTTTGTTCGGCCATACCGTAAGCGTTAGGTACGTGCCTTTGGCCCCTTTGTAGAGCGCCTCCTTGTCAATCTTGGTAACGTCGATTTTGATGCTGAGTGGGTCCATGGGTCAATATGTGTCGGTGGTTTTTTCGTCTGCAAAGCGGGGGCGTGGTGAGACTTTCGCCCACCCGATTGGGATGATGCGGGTGTGCGGTGTCCGTTTTTGCTTGGGGATCTGCTGGTAAACGCGATGAGTATTCCCGCATGACGGCGCATGCGCCAGCTTGATGACGATGTCGAGTTGCGTCCGTTTCGTTCCCTCGTGGAGCATGTCGGGGTCAATCAATGCAACATCAATGTTGCCGAGGATATAGTCGTCGTCTAGCATATAAGGGTGGATTCGATGTTGTCAGCGGGGACTGCCATTCGCACATCTGTCATGGCGCGGATCTCGATTTCCCCGTTCCATCCGTCGTTGTCAGCGAGGCGTCCCAGCACCTCGACGCCTTGGCCAGTCCGCAGCCAGTCGTACCTCTGCGGGCCGTCAATCGGGGTGACGACGGGGAATTTGCCGCCGGTGATGATGTGGCCGACCTTCATGCCTCGTCCTCCGCGTTGATTTGCCGCACCCGTAGCGTGATCGCCGTCAGCAGGTTGCGTGGGATGGCAATGAGCCATGCCTGGACCATGCCAAGCTCATCCCATTCGTCCTGCGCTGCCTTCGGAAGCCTCCGGTAAATGTTATCAGGGTTTCGCCTCATGGCGTCTGACAGTTCGTTGCGCGTGGCAACGATTGATCGTGTGAGTTCGGTTGGTGTCATTGTTCGGTTGGTTTCGGCTGTGAAGCGTAGGCGACAAGTCCGGGTTTGGTGACTAGCTTTGCAAACCGCTCTGTCGGGATGGTCAGTAGCGCCGGGTTGATTTTGAGGTACGCACAGGCTTTGTCAATAAATTCCTGATGCGGCTCAACAATTCCCCGTTCGATCTGGTCCACCGTGCCGTCGCTGACGTGGCACGCAAAACCCATGGCTTCCCGCGAAATGGCATCCTTGCCACCGTCAGGTGATTTGCATAGGCGAAGCCACCGGAGACGCATGCCGACAGTGTGCTGGTGCGCGGGGTCGATCAGTTGCACCATCCAATTTTTCCGACTGGCGGCGGAGCATTTGGGCGAGCAGAACGCGATGCTGTCCCAGTGGGCGCGTTTTTGCTTGGCCTTGGGAACCATCACACAACGGCACCCTTTGCAAGTTTTCCGTGCGGTGTCGCGCCATGTGGGGGGTGTGGGGTTGGCTATCACTCGCCCCTCCCTTCTGCCTTGGCGATGGCGTCTTTTGCTTTTAACGTCGGGTACATATTCCACTGAGCCTCAATGATGTGGGCGTCTTCAATAAATGCTACGCACACCTTCAACGCCTCCAGCAACTCCGGCGCGGCGGCGATGAGGCGGGCGTTTGCTTCGCTGGGAATGCGGATGTGTGAGCCTGACATGACATGGTGTCCGTTCCTGTCCACAAGAAAAGGGGCATGCTCGACGCCATCGTAGTCCGTCCACGGCATTGCGTCTTCGTCGTCCCAATACCATGGTCCCGGAGTGTGTTTCGGTTGTTCGCTCATTTGATTTTCTTGTTATAGGTAAGTTCGGTTTTCGTCTTCTGAGTCATCAGTTCGCCCAGCGTTTCAGCCAGTGCATCTTTCGCCTGCTTGGCGGTTATGTTATACCGGGTGGCGGATTTCATGCCGCTGGCTTTGTGGATCTCCTCTGTCAGCGTGGCCGCGCTGAGTTTCGCCGCCCGCATCAATGCGGCTTGCGCCCCGCCCTCCGCCTCTGCCAGCAACGGGGCGAGCAGAATCGCCGCCTTGTCGGGGTCGGTGATCTCCCGGTTGCCGTTTTCTTCCACCAATTCCCACCCGGCTTCGCGCAGTTCGTCCGCTGCCGCTCCACCCTCCTCCAACCGCCGACGGATTGCGGCCTTGATCGCTGCCGCGCCCCACTCCAGCATCTTCACGCGCTCGCCCATCTCCGCGAGGGTGGCGGTGTCGGTTTCGTAGGCGCGGGCAAACAACGCCTCCTTGATTTTGTCCGGTGGCAACCCGTCCCGAGTCAGCGGTGCGAGCGTCTGCGCGTTGTGGGCCGCGTAGGTGCGGCAGATTAAGCGGGCGGGGCAGTATTGGCACCATGGCCCAGCCTTCGTCTCCGTGGCGTCTGGGGCGTTTATCCATTGATGCACCAACCAATCGCGGGTTGTTTTGAGTGCGTGTCTGGAAAATACGGCAACGGTTGGCTGGCCGACCATTGGCGCGACGATGGCAACGGTGACAGTTTCAGAGCGGAGGTAAAACGAGAGCGACGCCAGCCCTCGCAACTGGTCATTTGCGTCGGCTGGGGTGATGTCGCCGCGCCCGGTTTTGTAGTCGAGAATCAACAGGTGATCCCCGGC